TTTCGACTCCTAGCTTATTTAATCTGTCTATTCCTATTTTTATTTCATGCTCAACGAAACTTTCTCCCAAAACACCACTTGATAAGCTCACAACTCCTATTTTCTTTATCATTATTTCCTCCAAATTTCTAAATAAAGTAGAAATATCCTATGTTCTTATTTTCTTGACATCATAACTACAGTCTCCACATGGCTTTAGTGGTCAGTATGAATAAATTTTAAATTTTTAGGAAAGCCTCGTATGTGGGAACATATTTATTCTGCGCTATTTCTAAATTCTTCTAACATTTTATTGAGAACTAATGCATTTTCATATTCTTCAACAAATGCCCCCTCTTTGTACTGAGGAAAATTCGGAATATTTGGCATGTGTACATTTTTTAAATATTCTTTTCTTTTATACCAACTATTCCTAACAAATTCTTTAAATTCCATACGCTCTTCTTCCGATTCAAATAATAGTACTACTTCAAAGAATTCCTGTCTAGAGAACTTATCACCAAAGGATTCTTGATAAAAGAAAAACTGATTTAATTTGTAAAGAAAAGTACCCTTCGTAAAATATCTATATGAAAAATCCCAACTAAAGCTTTTGTTTTTGTCTAATGTGATTCCATCTATTTCAGGGCAAGGCGTGAAGTACCTACCTCCATCTAAAGCAACCCCACCTAATTCTTTCAATAATGTCTGATGATATTTAAATTTTATATCATACCAATGTGGCCTTGAGTCTGTTTGAGAAAAAAAATAATATTCATATCCATCTCTTTCATCTCTAGCGCTTTCATATTCTATAGTGAATTCTGGAAAATACTTATAATACTTCTGCATCTCACCATTTGGACCATCATTCCAATTTTCATAGTCTTCAAGATAAATCTCTAATCTCTCTAATACTGATTGAGTTAATCCGAATCTCTTCTTCCATAAAAATTCAACTTTATCTACATCTGCTGATCTATCTATAGGTGTATTAGTATCTTGAATTCTCGTATAAATATAATTTGCTCTAATTTCCTGAAATTTATCTGTCAAATAATACGGTGTGTTATTTTCATTTAATATTACTATTACATCAATTGTTTTACTTGATATTTGATAGCTTTTTACATATACCGTTGGCCTTAAACCACCTGCGAATTTTTTGTCTTTTAGAAAATCAACTATATTTTGAGTGTTTTTTCTTCCATTGTCTTCACTCACATCTCTAAGATTATAATTATCATCTTCGTTGACACCTATTATTATAAAAGCATCTCTACTATCTAAATTATTAGACATGCAAATAATATCATGAAGTAAGTCTTGCTTTCCTTTATTATCAGATTTATACCATTCTTTCTTAAAATCCCAGTGCCCACCTTCCTGCCTAAGATTCATCAATTCCAATATTTCTTCTAGTTCAACCATATACCTTCTCCACAAATATTTATTATTTATATTATATCATTTGTAGGCAAAGAAAAAACAGCCCAATAATAGGAGCTGTTTACTGATTAATCTCTACTTCAAGTCCAGATTTAAAAATTACTTTAAACATTTCATCATAAACTATAATCTTCTTTATAAGTTTCCTTACCAAGTCTTCATCGTATCTTTCTATTTCTAATTCTTGATTATCTAAAAACTCTTCTAATTCTATTAGTCTGCTTTGTTCATTCTTCTCTTCATATGTCTTGAAGTCTTCATCAGACATTAGGCCCTTTTCATCTTTCTTAGTTTCAGCAAATGCCTTTGCCTCATCCCAAGCTTTAGTTCTCTTTTCCATTAGTTCTTTTAAGTTCATATAATTACCTCCAAGTATTTTTAATTTTGTTTAATCTTTCTTCTACCTCATTCATTGAGTGAGTTTTTACTTCTTTATTTATCTTTGTTAAAAGCGAGTTTGTAACTGCTCGCCTTGAAAAGACCATGTTCGTGACTTTCTCATCTTTTCTTTTGTCAGTGAGAGTTCCATCACAAAAACCCATCTCAATGGCCTTATTCTTATCAAACCAAGTTTCTCCATCCATTAGATTTGAAATCTCTTCTCTGGATAAACTTGTCTTAATCTCATAGGCAATGATGATTGATTCCTTAACTTCCTTTAACATATCTATAGCTTTTTGCATTTCTTTTGAGTCGCCGATTGCTACAGTTAAGGGATTATGAATCATCATTAATGATGTAGGACTCATCAAAACTTCAGTTCCTGCCATAGCAATGACCGATGCTGCTGATGCTGCAAGCCCGTCAATCTTAACGGTTACATTTCCCTCATGTTCTAAAAGCATGGTGTAAATTCTTGATGCTGCAATGCAATCTCCACCAGGGGAATTAATCCACACAGTTATGTCTCCACTTTTGTTTTTTAATTCTTCAAAAAAGAGCCTTGGCGTGATTTCATCATCAAACCAAGACTCTTCTGCAATAACTCCATCTATATAAAGTTCATTTGAATCCTTTTTCCAGTTCCAAAATATTTTATTGTTCTTCATTCTCGGTATTCTTACCTCCGTTTCTTTTACTCTCATAGAATGACCCTGCCTTTTCAAGTGGTAGCATATTTCCATTTACAAGATATAGGTCTCCACCTTCTTCAGCTGATATCCTATCTAGGTTTTCTAACTCTCTTATGTCATTTGCACTCATCCAGCCATTTTGTCTTCCTACAGCATATCCATTCATTCTTGATTCATAGTCTCCTCTTAGAAGTCCGTCAAGGTTGAATTTAATAAAGTAGGATTCTTTCTCCTTCTTTGTTAGTAGTACTCTTTCTAAGGATTGCTCCCAACGAACAATCCAAGGGTCAAGGGTGTATTTAACAAATTCAAGCGACTGTTGTTCTATATTTGAAAATGATGACTTCTCCAAGTCACCAATCATATGATGTGGTATTCTAAATATTCTTGCTATCTCATTTAACTGAAACTTTCTAGTTTCCAAAAACTGGGCCTCACTTGGTGCTATAGCTATGGGTTGGTATTTCATTCCTTCTTCCAGTACAGCCACTTTGTTGGCGTTCTTAGGCCCCTGAAAGGCAGCATTCCATGACGCTCTAACTCTTTCTGGGTCTTTAATAATTCCTGGATGTTCTAAAACTCCACCTGGTTGTGCTCCATTTTGGAAGAAAGATGCACCATAATCTTCACAAGCCATAGCCATGCCTATAGCATTTTTAGCCATGGTAATTGGTGAGTAGCCAATAAGTCCATCAAAACCAAGTCCTGGAATATGAAGGACATCTTCTTTTAAAAGATAAACTTCTTCAGATTTATGATTGTATTTATAGAAGATTTCTCCATCTTCACTTCTCATTACAGTCATCTTGTTTGGCATTAAGGGATAAAGTCCTATGACCTCATTTCTTCCATTTCGAATTATCTGAGCATAGGCATTACCCCAAAGTAATAGATGGGTCATCAGTGTTTCTCTAAATACAAATGAAGTCATTTCATCATTAGGTTCGTCATGCAATAAGAAGTATATGGCATGATCTTTTGCTTTTTCCTTTGAATTAGAATCTCCTCTTTTATATAGATGAAGAGGAAGTCCAGCTAAGGTTTCAGCAAGAACTCTCACACATGAATAAACTGCAGTCATTTGCATAGCAGTAAACTCGTTTACATTCCTACCTGCTGTTGTCCTTCCAAATAAAAAAGACGATGAAGATATCCTCTCCCCGTCTTTAGGTTTGTCTCTCGACTTGAATATAAAATTTAAAATGTTTATATTACCACCTCCTTAAATTAGGTATGAAAAAAGCACCTACTAATGTAGATGCTGAAAAAATAAAGTTTCTTTACTTACAATTTATAAGTCAATAAACTTACTTGCTAACTTGTACGCTTGATTAATTTCTTTGCTTTGTAAGTTCCAATTAAGCAATTCATTCTTAATTAACTCAGGGAATTTTTTACTGATATCTCTTAAAGCATTCCCAACCGATTTTCTTACATATTCACTCGAATCTTCTTTTAAATTGACTAATCTTTCAATAGCTTCATTCGGATTTTCTTTGAAATATGGTCTACTTGTCCATATCCTTAATCCCTCTGTTACTGCTCTCCTCGTATTCGGATTTTCATTTTCTAACCATTCATCAATTATTGGGAGTGCTTTTTCATATCCTATTTTCTTGCAAAATTCATCAAATGCCTTTGCCAATACTTCCTGAACTCTCCAATTTTCATCTTTGGAAACTTCATCTCTCATAAATGTTAAAATTTCATCGTCATCTGATAGGTGACCTAATAGAAATACGCCATACATTCTCACTTGATATACATTAGATTTATACGCTAACAATGCTAATTTTTAATGTATTGATTATCGTTAAATTTATAATCTTCTAAAGCTCTCTTTTCTTCCTCTTTGAATCCATGTTCTATCAAAGAAAATTCTTCTTCTAAACTAGATATATATTCATTCAAATTAACTCACCTCAACAACAAGTATTACTTATTGATAATATACCCAAATTAAAAAATAATCAATCCCCTATCATCATAAACAGATATAAACAGATTCACCTGTATCATTGCCACACCTTATAGCCCTATCAAGAGCCATAATTGTAGCAATTACTCCATCTATCTTTTCTGTAGATTTTTCCTTATCTGCTTTAATGTTTCCAGCAGGATCAGTTCGTATGAAGATATTATCCATCATCCATCTTAGAACTGGATGTCCTCCATGAGCTATTTTTCTTTCGAGGGTTAGTTTCATGAGTTCTTTAGTTGGTGGAGACATATCTTTAAATCCTTGGCCAAAGGGAACAACTGTGAAACCCATACCCTCTAAGTTTTGAACCATTTGAACTGCTCCCCATCTATCAAAGGCTATTTCTCTAATGTTATATATCTCACCTAAGTCTTCTATAAATTTTTCAATAAAACCATAATGAACTACATTACTTTCTTTTGTCATGATATAGCATTGTTTTTCCAGTGTTAATAGTTGACATAGTCTTTTCTCACCTTTAACATCTATTTTTTGACATCAACGCTACCGTCTCAACATGTGATAGTTAGGTTATATCCCATCTTATTTTTATATCATATAGTAGCTATTTATCAATATTTGTCGTTATTTTTGTCTGCTCTATCTATAATTTTGATTAGGCAATTTTTATACAAAAGAAATTAATTGACATTCAAATATTTTAATAGAGTAACCTTCATCATAATATGGATATTCTATAAGCCTTAAGTAATTATTTGGTGCTAGGAGTATTTCTTCCTCATCTCTTCTAGTAACAGTATTCACATAAATCCCTACGGTGCCCTTAGGAACATATATTTTTAGTAAATAAAGTCCACTACCTCCATCGCTGTATATATTAACAATATCTTTTAATAAGCTAGTACTCATAAATCCTTTTTCTCGGGTCGGAATTGAATCTGACAATTTATTATTTCCAATTATCTCTTTAATAAATGCATCATTAACTAACCTATAAACAACTATATTATCTTTTATTTTAGGAGCGGAGCACAATGTCATTATCAATATATCAACCATCTTATCATATAAGTGTTTGTCTGAATTATATCCAAACCTTAAAATTTCGTTAATTTCTCTATAGGAATTGCCACAATAACACTCAATAGGTGCAGTTTCTGAGGTGTGATTAGCTTTTATTTTCTCAAATAACGACATAATTTCTTTATATCTTTTAGCCCAATTAGAATAATAATCCCCCCATTCTCTACACTCTTCCACTGTTAAAAACTCTTTGTATCTAGATTTATCATCTATTGTTGAATATAGGTCTCCGTATATATATTTATTATTCATATTTGTTATCCATCTCTTCATTTTTACTATTAAATTTAGAGCTATATTTTCTACTCTTTCTATTATTTTCCTCATCAAGATTACTCCTTCTTGATTTCTCTTCTTGAACCTTATTATATACTTCCTCCGTAATAATTGCTTCGTGATTGTCTTTTAGAAGGTAATAATTTTCTTTATTTACTGAATCTAAGAGCTTTACAGAACCTATATATTTTTCATTTTCTAACATGGTTTCAATACTTCTTTTTGGCCATTTGTTTTTCCCTGTTGGGGATTTAATCTTTTCTTTTTCAAGTTCTTTGACAATGCCTATGATACTTTTCCCATCTAAGTACCTATTAAATATTTTCTTGACTATTTTTGCTTGTTGGAAATTTATAATCAGCTCTCCATTTTCATCATGATCATAGCCATAGCACTTTCGATTATAAAGTTTTGATGTGCCTTGTGCCGCTCTTTGCTTCAGACCCCATCTTATACTTTCACTTCGCTGTTCGTTTTCTGATTGTGCTAAAGATTCCATAATGGATATGATCATATCTGTATCATCTTCTTGACTATCTAAGTTTTCTTGTTAGAAGATAATTCTTGCACTGGCTTGCCTTATTACTTTTAATGCTTCTAAAGCATCTACTGTATCTCTACCAAATCGACTCACGCTCTTTGTAACGATTATATTAACGTCTTCTTTCTTTATGTCTTCAAGCATTCTTAAGAATTCTTTTCTACTAGATTTAGTTTTCCTGATGCAATATCAATGTAAATATCTACAAGTTTCCAATTAGAGTAATGTGATGTAAGTCTAGTTAAAGCAGATATTTGTGCAACTAAACTATTTAACTGGTCTTTATTTGTCGTGCTGACTCGTGCATAGATTCCTACTCGCTGGATTTGGAATTGTTTTTTAGGTAGTATCAGATTTATTTTTTTATTCATATTGAACTCCTTAATTCAACCTAATTACTATTATATAATTTTTGTTATATGATAAGTAGCCTGATATTATCTATTCTGTTCACTCCACCTAAAATATCCATAGTGTCTACACACCCTGCAATAATCTGCACTTGATATGTTCCCACAAGGTATTTTACAAAAAGAAAAATGGCTTTTAGGATTTCTTCTAAAGCTCCAAAAGCCTTTGATTTCAACACTTTTATAGCCCATTTTCTTATTTTCTTGACATCAATACCACCGTCTCCACATGCATTGTCTTCGCAAACATATCGACCAATTTGACATCCCTGACTGCAAATCCGTTTTCTATTAACATCTTCAAATCTCTTGCAAGGGTTGCAGGATCGCATGAGATGTAGACGAGTTTTTTTGCTGTGGATTTAATTATTGCTTCGACTACTTTTTCGTCCATTCCTTTTCGTGGTGGGTCGACAAGTATTATATCGAACGGCTCTTTTGTGAGTTTTCCTACGACGTTTTCTGATTTTTCTTCAATAAACTGAATGCTTTGAAGATTGTTTAGTTTTTTGTTTTGGTTGGCATCTTTTACTGCATCTTTGCCATTTCCAATGTACATTGTTGTGGTTCCTATGCCGCAATACAAGTCCAATATTCTGTCACTTGCACTTGCATTCATCATTTGTTTTGCTGTGTCGTAGAGCAAACTTGTGTTGTATTTGTTTACTTGGAAGAATGATTTGGGGCTTATTATGAATGATAAGTCGCCAATTTTATCTACAAATTGTTTCTTCCTATAAACCAAATCAAAATTTTTATTTTTCGCATAAATTTCTACGATGCTTTCTACAGATTTTAAATTTTCTAGCATTTCATCTGATAAATAATCCATGGAGATTTGGATTTCGTCGTTGTAATTGGATCTGATTTTGATTTCCGAAATTCCATTCAAATCCTGATTTTCCAACCAATTTATCATTTCATTTATTGCTTTTGATGCGATTTTGCAAGTGGATATTTGTGTTAGGTTGTGTGTTTTTCTGTTGTAATATCCAAGTTTTCCATTCTCCACTTTCAAATCTACTTTGTTTCTGTAATAATACTCCGCGTTTGTGAGTATGTCGACATCTTTTATATCTAGTTTCGCGATTCGTTGCAATTTGTTGAGTACAGAATTTTTTTTGATTTCCAATTCTTTTTCGTATGTTATGTCTTGCATGCTGCATTCGTCACATTCGTAGTAATGTGAGCAAAGCGGTTCTTGTTTATGAGGTGATGGGTTGTAAAACTAAATGCGACAATATGAAAAACTTTCTTTCTAATTTTATCTTAGAAAATTTTTTCATCACCCAAAATAATGATATTTTATGAAATTTAAAAACTCTTTTAATTTACATTTATTTTCCTTTCTGCTTTTTTCCTTTTAACTATAAAGTATAATGCAAGTCCAAGTAGGACTGTGCCTACTCATGAACATACTGTGCCAATTAATCTATTGCTACTTTCATTGTCAACAGAGAAGTCTTTTCCACTGTGAATTCCTTTCTTTATATAGGATATATCTAGGCCATCTAACTGGGGGGCTTCTTACAAAAAATCTTCTGACCAAAAAGTTAGGATACTCTTTTAAAGCTATGTTTACCTTCTTTGATTTTGTAGTAATCCTTAGTATCTAAACTCACTTTAATATAATCATTTGCTTTAGATTTTTACTTGTCAAAAAATGCACCCATTTCTGTATGGTAAGTTAACGAAAAGATATTAATTAAAAAATCTTTATTTGATTAACGCTGCTTCAAAGTATTCTTTAAATTGATCATTTTCCCAAAATCCAATTCGAATTCCATCTATACCTCTAGTAAGCAAGACGTAATATTGATTTAATACAAATAATGTAAATTCAAACTGATTCTCAAAATCTAACATTTCTTCTTTTGTAAATTTATTATTTTCATTATCGTGAAAAGCAGGATTTGCAAAAAGGATCCCTTCACTATTCACTTGAATATCAGGTCCAATCATTACTCCCACTTTATTAAGATCAATACCTTGCACAGCAAATACAGAACCAATTTGATCTTCTGCATCACCATCAGTACTATTAATCCAATTTTCTTGTGATGAGTTCCATCTTCTATCCATATCATCTTCATGGAAATGTGTTATAGATGGATTTTTACCATGCGCCTGTTTCCATCTATCTACCGTTCCACTACAAAAATCTCCTGATAATACCCTATTGATATGTTCTGCATTAAAATTTCTATCTTCTTCTATCCAATCAAACAATTGATGCATTGGTTTTCCTATTACATATCCAAAATATGCATCTTCTGACGTATCTCTAAAAACTTCTCTGTTAAACTTAGGATCGTAATTTGTTAAAGATGAACCAAGTAATCCTGTATCCTTATACAACAGATATTTTATTCCGTTAACATAATCATCTGATGTATACGATTTATCTTCTGGTGGTTGTATTCTAAATTGCGTTTTTAGATATCTTTTCTCGTATCCAGTAGTAAGAGTTTGAAACATCTCTCTAGTCACATTAGCAGGTCGAATAGCCTGTAAGACATCATACATAAGAATGATTTGTCTACCCATTTTTTGGAGAATTTCAAGGTGAGAATTACAATATTTATATTCAGGAATTTCATACACCTTGCCAAAAGACGGATGCTGCTTACCATATCGTCTTGAAAGCTTATGTGACTCATCCACAATAATTACATCATAATCACCATTCTCTTTAATTATTTTTGTTGCAGTGGTAACAGAAAGATTAGTATTATTCATTCCATATACTTTAAAAATATTTGCACCTGTTTTTTCCCAATTTGATTGAACAATCACACCAATTTTTGCATTAGGTCTATTCTTTAGAAAATTTGCGACTAAATGTGTTAGCAATACTGTCTTTCCAGTTCCTGCATCACCATTAATTACATAATTTTTATTAGGATTATTAACAATTTCAGTTATTATTTTTCCTTGTTCCGTAGTTAATTGTTTAATCGGACTATACTTTACTAGTTCTTTAGCTCTTAACTCATCTAGTGTTGGTGTACTAACCCATCCTCTAGGATACAATTCATTCTCCCAAACAGGGATTATTACATTAGATGCTAAATTTTCTCTTCCTTTATATTCATTAACGCTATTTCCTCCAGTTCTATTAATAATATCATCACTATCAAAAGAAACTCTTCCAACATTCTTAGGATTATCTGCAGTAAAATATGTTATAAATTGACTCTCAGCATCATCAAGAGCCGATCTGTTGAAGTCTGCAGAAAATATTACAATAACCTCATCAAAATCAGCCGTATTAAATTTCTCTTCTGTTCCATTGTAGTGTTGTTTATGTCTGTTAATGAAATTGATTGTCTGTCCTATATAGACCTTTTTGGACTTTGTTCCTCTATAGATATATATAGCATTATTTGATTCCAATGCTCTTTGTTGATTTTTATTAAGATTTTTTATATCTTGTAAAGATTCACATATAATATGCAATTTTACAATCGAATATTTAGCCATATTAATACTTCCATCTATAATCTATCGTATTTCGTAGATACACCTTTTGCTTTATCTATAGGGTATTTCTTTTCAGTAATATCCATTTTTTTATTAACAATCTCAATTAAATCAACTCCGAGCACTTGTGCCATTTGAATACAATAATTAGTAACATCAGCTAATTCTTCAAGTACATCTTTTTTATCAAAATCTATATCGTTCCATTGAAAACATTCCAATAATTCTGCAGATTCAATTGAAATTGATTTTGCTAAATTTGATGGTGAATGAAATTGCTCCCAATCACGCTCTTGGTTGAACTTTTTTATTCTTGATGATAATTCACTAATACTATCCATTTTCTAATCCTCCATTAAGCATATTTTTTTAAAATATTGTTTTGTTTCTTCATCTTTAAACCATATTCGAAGACCCTTTTTAGCTCTCGTTAACATCACTCGATAAATATTTAGCAAGAGTTTCTCATTATTTGGATTAATTCTCAATGAATTTTTCAATTGAAGATCATATTTAGTTACTTTTTCTATATGGAATTCCCAATGATCTTTTCTCCAAACAAGATCATCCCACCAAATAAAACCTATATAATCAAACCCAAGACCTTGAGCTGTGTAAATACAGCCTACTTTATCAATGGAATCCAAATACCATTGATATTGGTAATGCATTGGATTCCATTGTTTAGTAAAAACTGGATTTTCTTCAGGTATTAAAATATCCATCATATCAGGATTTGTTTTACTCTTCCATTTCCAGCAATATGATGAATAATATTTTGCACTATTAGATATATGATGACATTCTTGCATCCAAGTTTCTAAATCTCGTATGTCATCAACTACCTTCACGTCTAGCCCAAGACCGATATCATTATTGTAATTCTCATTATATAATAATTTATCTAATCTATTTACATAGCTACCTAATCCAGAACGTTTCTGATAATTCAATGGAAATTTAGCATAGTTAAATCCGTTGCTTTGTGCAAAATATTTAAAATTAACTTCAGTTCCTATTTCGTTAGCACGAACCCTTTGTTTGTCATCTTGCAAAACAATTATTATTTGTCCAGATTTTATTGCATCACTGAATTCTGTTATACGATGTGCTTCATCAATAACTAATAAGTCATATCGTTTATTAATTGAATCTAGAAATACGGGTTTAATTCCATTATTATCGTTGCTTAATCCGTCCAATACCATTTTTATTGTTCTACTCTTCGGTAAAGTATATTTACATCCATAATTATTATTTGTATTTAGATTAAGTTTCCAATACTCTGCTAAGATTCTAAAACCAACAATTGTCTTTCCAGTACCTGCTGCACCAGTAATCGTTATCATATGTTTAGTATTTAACTCATCTCTTGCTTGTTTTTCTAAAAGTGGATAAATGAAATCTAGAATTCTACTTTGATCATGCCATAAATGAATATTATCAGGCGATTCAGTAATTTTATTAATGATTTCCATATCCATTTCAGTTGTTATATAATCGCCATTTATAAATAAGTTTTTAGCAATTCTTGAATCTCTCTCATTTGAGAAAATTGATTGAAGATATTCAACCAATTTATCCTCTTCGCCTTTAACAAACATTTTAGAAATATCAATATTTGCATATCCTTCTTGAACAAAAAAGCTTTTACTTTCTAACTCAAAATCATGTAAATATTGACAAGTGAAAGTAGTTAATTGTCCATTAACAATATTGCTATGATTTGCTATTAATGCTTCTTCATACTCTTTTGTTTGATTAACCGGATGTCTTGCAGGGTAAGGTGGATTTGCTTTTACTTTAATTACTGGAAAACCATAATTCGAATAATACTCTATACCGTCTTTACTCCATTGTTTTAATTCAATGATAAGAGCATGATGGTTCCCAAATTTGTCATCACCTAATAATATTGCATCAATTCTTCCACCCGCTGGTAGTTCATACTCAGTTATAATAAAAAGATTATCTAATTCTGCACTATGGATTATATTGATTAATTTAGGAATTGATATTTCCCATGATTTCTTTTCAGCACTAGAATTATCATCAAATACAGTTTCCATTTTTTTTAATATTTCAGTTCCAGATAGTCCATATAAATTTGATACTCGTTCACAATAATAAGACACTATTAATCACCTACTTTTAATATTTTTCACTTTTTATTCACTTATCACCTTGTTCTTTGCGTTATAAGGTATAGCCCAAAATGATCCTATTTTAACTGCACCAGATATTCTATCTTCGTTAAAAAGAATTTGATTTCTTCGTGTTTTACGCTCCCCATTTTTCTGACAATTCTTTAATTTTGTTGTTCACTGAAACCATGCCATTTCAGCTGATGCAACAAATGCGTTGATGCTTGTAAGTATTGCTATTAAAATGAGCTTAGACCACAAGGCGCCATCGTCCATAATATCTTCCTCCATATCTCTTAGGTTAATTATATCAAAGAACTTATGATTGTAAAATAAAATAATATATCTTGATTGGCTTTTTTTAGCTATTTGATAAAGTTTTGATAAAAATTTATGGTGGTATTAATAAATCACGAGTTAAGATTGGAGGAAAAATATTAACCCAAAAAACATTTTACTTTTCTTAGTTGTAATTGAACTTTTCTCCACTTTTTTGTAGGAAAAATCTATGAAAATAAAATGAATCCAGAAATTACATAAACTAAATTTTTTTCTAAACTCACAATATATTATTTCATGCAGCTTCATCTACTCCTAACTTTCAATTTTTTCGCTTTGTATTCACTGTTACCTATTCGTGAAAAATATAGTATAGTATCTGCTCCTTAATATTAAAAAGTTATTGCTTCTAAATCTTTTATTTTTTATTTATATCAGAGCGTAAAAATTCTAGCACGTCCTGATAAATAGTTTCTTTATTTCTTTCATTAAGTATTTCGTGTCTCATACCTTTATAAAGCTTGCTTTTAATGTTTTTGTATCCAAGACTTTTTAAGAATCCTTCTAAACCCTTAAACTTTTCGTTGCCTTGAATAACAGGATCATCTTCTCCAGCTATTAAAAATATTGGTAAAGCAGTGTTTTTTGGTCTCCAGTCTTTGCCATTGTACGCTGATTTTAATAATTTAAAAAGATTGATAAATGCATTTGTAGTAAATATAAAACCACAAAGCGGATCTGCATCGTATGCCTCTACTGTGTCTGGATTAGCGCAAATCCAATCTAGCTGGCTTTCATATTCCTTGCTATATTGATCGACTGATAAAGAATTTAAAAATTTATTTGGCTTATATTTTCCATAAAAAACACTGCTTATTTTTGCTAAAAATACTGCAAATCCCGCTAATTTATTCTCAGTTGGTGGCCCACATAAAACTATTTTATCAAGCTCATAATCGTATTTCTTTAAATAATTTCTAGAAACAAGAGTGCCCATGCTATGACTAAAAATTGAAATACTTAATGAAGGATATCTTTCTTTTAAGGATTCTGTCACTTGATAAGCATCGTCAACAATAACAGAGCTGTCCTCTGTATAAAAATATCCTAAGTGAGCTCAGTCTTTAACACTAGCTCCGTGACCTCTATGGTCATGAATCGCACAGACATAACCGTTTTGAGCTAAGTAATTCATAAAATCGTAGTATCTTTTTTTATGTTCTGACATTCCATGAACTAGCTGAACAATTCCAATAGGATTAGAGCTTGGCTATATAATAGCAAGTTCAAGCTCCAGTCCATCTAGCTTAGATTTAATTTTTTTAGTAATCATAATTTCACCTACTATCTAATTACAATATAATTATTAATACACTTCGTTTAAGCTCGTGACATCAACGCTACACTCTCCACATGGATTGAGTTGTCATTATAGATAAATATTGAAACTTTTCAAAAGCCTTGTATGTGGAAACATGTTAATCAATAAGCATCTTATAATTTATTATATTATTTTGAATCTAAGAAAAAACAGCCCATAAAAGAGCTGTTTAGATTATTATTTTCTTGTTCTAGTCGCATTACTTATATTAGATGACCAGCAAACATTGCTATAGGAAGTAATGTGATTAAAAGAATGTTTAACACCATAAACAATCTATCCTTTTTCTTTATCCCAAATATTAAACCTATTAGTCCAATAATTGGGCAAACAAACATTGATGTAAGTCCAGTTGGTCTTAGACTGGTATAGCTTTCAAAGATGTCTATTGGCAGTAGGTAGGAAATCACAAAAATCGTGAGTCCAAGTAGAAATAATTTTTTACTGATATTTTTCTTCATACTATTCTCTTCCTTTGAAGTTATATTGTTCGAATTAAATCAATAGTTGGTCTGTCTAAAATTCTTTTTAAAGATAAATGATAAATTAGCATATTTATTCCGTAGACTACTAAAGAAAATGCTATAAATAATTTATAGTCATAATATCTTAGGAGATTTAAAAAAGTCAATCTTGATGAGAATATAGAAATTATAAACATTACACCTATACTAGTTAATATAACTATAAGCAATGATTTTATCTGTTCATTTAAATATTCTTTTCCATAAACCCTTTTGAGTTCATCTAAATCCATTCCACAAGAATAAAAGCTTCCTATTTCTTTTTTTCTACTCAACAAACTTAGATTTATAGATGAATATCCATTTGTAATATTTAAAACCAATATTATTAATCCTATACTTAATACAATTTTCATTAGGTCTTGTAGACTCTCAAATTCTTTCTTTTCTAGCTCTTCCCCTACAGTAATATCAAATCTATCTTCAGGTGAAATTTGTTCCCTAATTAATGTTTCCGCATAATCTTGTGCATCTTTTGCATCGGAGTCATTTACTTTCATATTCAAAGTATAAGGATAGTTTTTATATTTTTCATCGCCAGTTTCTTCCATTAGATTGAAAAATGTATCGAAGTCGGTGTAAATTTTCACATCGAAGGGCATCGTTCTAGACTTAATTTTCCCCAAATCATTTATTGACTTTGAAATCTTAATACTTGTTTGGTAATCATCTCCAATACTTATATCAAGACTTGTTGGATTATCAAAATATGGAATTTTCTTTGCTTTAGATATAGGTATGGAAGAATCTTCTTGGATCATATTATAAAGTAGAAATTCTCCCTTATTTCCTCCAAGCTCTTTAAAGTCTTCTTCTTCTTCTAAGGCTATTAAAAATCCATCCATTCCCTTCGCATTATATTTTTCAATGTTTTTTTCAGCCTCTTTATCTAGTTTTGCATTCCTAGCTTCTTTTGAAAAATCTTTATTATTTTCAACTATTACATGTTTTTGTTTAGAAATATAGGATTTTTCATTAGAAATTTTTTCATCAATCTCTTTTAGTACCGATGGCACTTCATCCTTATCACTATAATAATCTACAGAAAAGTTATATCCATTATCATAATACGAATAGTCTCTAAGATAATTTCCAATTCCTATTACAATTACAAATACTGAAATGATTAGAATTCCAATAGCTGAAATAAATCTTTGTGATTTTATTGAAGCTAAGTTGTTAATTCTTAGTTCTTGCCATAAGTTCTGTTTCTTCTTTTTCTTATACTTGGAAAAATCTATATTTCCTCTAATACCATCTATAATGTTGATTTTAGAAATCTTTTTTGAAGGAGATTTTATAGCCAAGGAAACAATTATAAAAGAAACAAATAGTATGGCTAAACTTAATAATGGATTAAATCTTACTACTTCAAAGGCACTTACTCCATCACCTTTTTGTATATTACTATACAAATAATATATAAAGGAATAACCTGCTATGTGACCTAAAAGTATTGGAATGGCTGATATAATTAACCCTTCTTTTAAAAGCATCAAATAAATTTGACCATTAGTTGACCCTATAGATTTATATATAGACAGCTCTCTAATTTTTCGAAGACCCCAAACCCAAAAGATATTTTTTATAAAAAATACAAAGACGGCTATACATCCGAAGATAGATAATACGATAACCGCTTTACTCATAATGTTTTGTAAAGCATCTCTTTCGATACCGTAATAATATATCAATCCATCAGAAAATTTTAGTTCTACATTCCTACCAAGTTTATTATTTATATCTTCCTGAATATTTTCTTTATTTTTATAAGATTTTTGAAATGAATCATACTTCACATAAGTTTTAAAGGATGACATCTTTTCTTGTAATCCTAAAGCAAAATTTAATTTACTATATTTGTTATAAACGTCTCCGTAAACTCCTACTACAGTAAAAGATTTAGTAGAATCTTTTTTAAATATCTCCTTATCAGTATTTGCACTAGTAGGTCCTATTTCTTCCCCATCTATAAATCTCTTACCTATTTCAAGTTTTATTTCATCACCTAAATTAATATTATTTTTCTTTACAAAGCTCTCTGATAATACAATTTCATCTTCTTTTTCAGCAAATCTTCCTTCTTGAAGTCTTGAATACTCTCTCATTTCATTTATTGCTTCATCCTGATAATTAATGACAAGTAAATCATTATTATATTTAGCATTATCTGGATTAAGTGACATTTTTCCAATTAATTCGATATCTTCAATAGACCTTAGTTTTTCTACTTCTTCATTTGATAACTCATCCTTAATCTCAGCATGATAAAAATTATTTGACATGGCATATCCATAGTTAGCTTGTTTATTTGTATAACCATAATAAAAAACCACAGTAAAAAACAAACTTACAATAAATAAGGAAATAAAAATAGGAAAATTCTTCTTATTCATTTCTTTCATCTCCTACAATTTTTCCATCGACTATTGTAATAATGCGATTTGCTTGTAAGGCTATTTCTTCATCATGGGTGATTAGGATAATCGTCTGTTTTAAGGTTCTATTGAAATATTTAAAGATTTCTATAATTTCCTTAGAATTTTTTCTGTCCAAATTACCTGTTGGTTCATCCGCCAATATGATAGATGGATTATAGATAAGACTTCTCGCTATGGCAACTCTCTGCTGCTGACCTCCTGATAATTCACTTGGAAAAGAGTCAAGTTTACTTTCTATACCCAGTTTCCTAACTGTATCTAATAAGGTTTCCTCATTGATTTCCCTTTTATCAAGTTTTAGTGGAAGTTCTATATTGTGACGAACCGTTAAGTTGGGAATCAAATTATAAAACTGATAAATTAGTCCGACTTTCCTTCTTCTGAAGTAGGCTAATTCCTTGGAAGAATACTTTGATATGTCGTTACCATCTATATAAACCTTTCCATCACCTGGACTATCTACTCCTCCTATGATATGTAGAAGGGTTGATTTACCAGACCCACTTGGTCCAACAATAGCGACAAATTCGCCTCTTTCAATTTCAAGGTTAACACCGTCTAAGGCTATGACCTTAGAACTTCCCTCGCCATATTCTTTTCTTAGGTTTTCTACTTTTAATATTTCCATAACTGCCTCCTTTTTCTTATGTCAAGGTAAGCATATAAAAGTAAAGTGATTTTTAGGTGACATTGTAAAATTTAATTTCAAATCTTGCTCCAGCATCAATATTTGAAACAGAAATCTCCCCATTGTTTTTTTCGACAATTGTCTTCGCCATAGCAAGACCAATTCCAAAACCATTTGAGTCGAGAGTTTTATAAAAGCGTTTAAAGATTTTTTTCATATTCTCTTTTTCTATTCCTCCGCCATTGTCTTCAATGATTAAGCTTGTATAGAGGGGATTTTTGTATGATGAAAGCACGATTTTATCACAAGACGGTCTATTATCAGCATTCTTTATAATATTAATGAGAGCTTCTGCCAGCCAATAAAAATCTCCACAAATGCTATTTTTCTTTAAACTCTTCTCTATTTCTACATTGATAGATTTTCTTAAATCTAAACTATCTAAAGCATAATCTACTAATTCATCTAATCGAATTTGTTCTTTTTTCATAAAATCTTTGTTTGCATCAAGGCTTGATAGTTTAAGCAAAATATCTGATAAGGAGTTTAATCTGATTGTTTGCCTTTTTAAAATCTCTATATCTTCAATATATGGAAAGTCTGTCTCCAAATTTTCTATAGAAAAAAGCATAGATGTGATGGGAGTTTTGATTTGATGGGCAATATCTTCTAGGTATTCTATTTGCTTTTCGCTATTTTTCCTACTTGTCTCTTTGGCTTCCACTATTTCTATAAAAAGCTTGTAAATTTTATCTTCTAAAATTGAAAAATCATCTTGCTTCATAGGAATTTTATAGTCTTGATTCTTCATTTTTTCTATCAGATCTATAAGCTCATTTATTCTATTTTTCTTTCTTTTTTCTAAAAAATAATAAAGAAGTCCCAGACTTATTATCCAAAATACATATATCATTTAATCCATCCTATAACCAATTCCTCTAACAGTAGAAATAACTTCCCTATTAAGTTTTTCTCTGATTCTCTTAATAGTTGATGTGAGAGTATTGTCATTCACAAACTTATCCCTATCTTCCCAGAACATTTCAAGCAGCTGACTTCTGGTATAAACTCTGTGAGGATTTTTAATAAATAGGACTAGGATTTCATATTCAAGTGGAGTTAGCTCTATTTGATTATTTTTAAAATAAACTTTTGAATCATTTAAATCTATTTTTATATCCTTGTAAGTAATGTTTTTGTCTTGACTTAGAGGTATTGTCCTTAAAACCGCATCAATTCTTGCCCTTAATATTGCAAGGGAAAATGGTTTAGTTAAGTAATCGTCTGCTCCTTGATCTAAGGCATCAATTATAAAATCTTCATCATTTTTTACAGTTGTTACAATAACTCTTATGTCCTTATCTTTTAACTTTTGAATCAAATGTTGACCGTCTTTATCTGGTAAATTTATATCTAATAATGCCACATCCATGTCTACATTCATCTTATAGGTCGCTTCGTAAAAAGATGATGCAATCTCTACTTCATAACCATTATTAACTAAATACTTTTCCATTTGTAAGGCAATTTCTTTATTATCCTCTATAATCAAAACACTCTTCATTCTAACCCTCTCATGCATCAACTTTGAAATCTAATAAATTAATTTGTTCTGTATCATTTATCTATAAGCAATTTGATGCTACTAACCAATAATTACACTTATAGTATACCATTATCACTTATATTAAAAACAGATCCTTCACGGATCTGCTTGCTTTTTAATATTTATTCTATTTTCTCAAGAAGAGCTATTGATTCTGAATGCGTTGTCTTTTGCTTGGGAACATAATTTATTATCCTCGTCATTCTTGTGGGAGCACAATTTATCACTGTCATTGTCTTTGGCATTTTTTCTTTTATCTTTAAAGTTATTAGAATCTTGACTATCTTTAACCCCTGTTTTGAAATAGAATGTCAGGTCATATGGATGGACTGTTCCGTCTTTGTCAATTCTGCCCACCACGACTTTATCAACTATGCTTTCAAATACTGTTCTGTTAAATTCCTCTATAATTTCTTTATTTTCTAAGACCTTTTTAAATTGCTTTAATCTTTCTTTAATAGAGTTTTCATCTTTTATCGTTAGTTCCAGTGTTTTCTTTTCATCGAGTAATTCTTCTTTTTGTTTTGTAAGTTTTTTATACTTTTTAGCATAAACTTCTTCGTCTATACTATCTTCTAAATGAAGATCAACTAACTTTCTTTCTTGACTAATGATTCTGTTTAATTGGTTTTCTATCTTTTTCAGATCCTTGACTAAAGTATTATCATTTATTTCTTCTTCAACAATTTTTAAAAAGTCATCTATTACTGTTGAATCTGCATGGCATAATTGCCTATAGCTTTCAACAAAAGCTTTTTCTATTGCCGCTTCTTGTATTCCCTTTGAATGAGGGCAATATTTTTTACCTTTTTTTGTTGACCTTACACATTGCCAGTTGATTTTTTTGTAAATTGAACTTGTGTGCCAAGTTCTTCTTGAAAGTATTTCGCCACAAAATCCACATTCTAGCATACTTGAAAAAGCATATTGCCTTGATAGTTTTTCTCTCTTCCTATCCTTGTTAGAAATGGTGTTTCTATTTTGTGCTCTCCTGAGTCTAATCTCCTGTGCCTTTTCAAAGTCTTCTCTTGATATAATTGGCTCGTGATGATTTTCAATGTGATATTTATCAGATTCCCCAAAATTAGCTAGTCTTCTTTTTGTTATGGGATCAACTGTAAAGGTCTTTCCCATTAGTATATCGCCAATATACTTTTCATTCTTAATTATTCCTAACACTGTAGTATCAGGCCATTTTGTTTTACCTCTAGGGGTGAGATATCCTTGCTCTTCCAGTTCCCTGCCAATGACTGAGCCACCATTGCCCTCTAAATATCTTTTAAAGATGTATCTGACAATTTTGGCTTCTTCTTCATTTATGGAGATAGTTTTTGTTGTAGGGTCATAGTCGTATCCAAGGCAACCTTGAAAACCAATAAGCTCCCCTTTTTCCATTTTCATTTTCAGTCCTTTTTTCACATGGGCTGAGGTATTTTCTACTTCTTGTTGAGCTACTGAACTTAATATTGTTAATAATAACTCTCCATCCATTGTCAAAGTATCTATATTTTCTTCTTCAAATACTACACCAACGTTATTTTCCTTTAGAAGCCTTACATATTTCAAAGTATCTAATGTATTTCTAGCAAATCTTGATATAGATTTAGTAATTATCATGTCTATATCTCCATTTTGGCAATCACTAATTAATCTCATGAAATCCGCTCTTTTAGTAGCAGTTGTTCCTGTGGTTGCTTCATCTGCGTATATGCCAGCTAAAGTCCAGTTTTTATTATTTTTTATTAGATTTGTGTAATAATCAACTTGCGATTTATATGATTCAAGTTGGTATTTACTATCTGTACTTACTCGACAATATGCTGCAACGCGTTTTAGATCTAAATGTAGCGCATTTCTATTTCTAGCTCCTGTATTTGAAGCTTTTATTAATTTTACTTTAGTATTCATTTTACCTCCTTCCCATTTTGTATCTTTCTACAGTGTTATTATATCACAAGATTGACTACTTTCTATCTCTCTTCTTATAATCATTTTCTAGCCTGTTCTTAATTTTTGTATATTCCTTATCATTAATTAATTTAAGATCATAAAGTCTACATAACATAGCAACTCTCATACTATAAACCTTTATTGCTTGCATTTTAACCTCCTATGTAAGTTAATTTTTTTACCCTGGTAAGTTGTTTAAATTTAAAATATACTTATCTCACCTAAGCAACTTCTAGAATATTGTCACTTCAAAGTATTTTGATTTTTATAGAAAGATGACAAAATACCCCTCACTTTATATAGTGAAATTTGCCCTCTTTGGTAACCAGAATTTTTATTTTTTTATAGTATTTTTAAGTTTTAATGATTAATTGAATATAAAAAATGAGGACTTATGCTATTAGGCATAAATCCTCAAAAATAAAAAATATTATAAAGTTTATATTATGAAGTATTCTAAAAAATACTATTCATAACTTCTCGTTTTTCTTGCGTTTTTATCATATGTCCCTCTTGCAATTTACTAATGTATGCATTTTCACAAATACGTGAAATCAATCACTTTATCACAAACTGACTCTAAAAACTCAACATCATGGGATATTATTAAAATCAACTTGTCTTTTTCCTTAACTTTCTTTATGTTTTTAGCTACTATTTTCATATTTCTATAGTCCAATCCACTGGTTGGCTCATCGAAAAATAGGATTTTCTTGTCGGATAGTAAAGCGGATAAAATAATCACTCTCTGTTTTTGTCCTCCTGACAAGGTGTGAGGATTTCTATCACCAATGTTTTTTAACTCCATGTCTTTTAACCAAGTATCTAAAGCATTATCATCTTTAATATTTGATGTTAATACTATTTCATCTTTGACAGTGTCCGTGAATAACTGATAGTTCACTTCCTGCATAATAAGCAGGCTCTCATTTAGCCTACTTTTTATATTTAAATTCTCACCATCTCTTAAAATTTTCCCTTTATTTTCTTTGTATAAGCCACATATGATTTTTGCTAATGTAGACTTCCCTATTCCATTTTCTCCAACAATCCCAATAATATTGCCATAGCTAAATTTAAGATCCTTAATGGACAAAATTGTTCTGGTACTTCTTTTGAACATCAGATTTTTTAACTCTAATAAAGTCCCTTTATTTGAAGTTTCAAAATCATCAAATCTTTCAATGGCTTTATAATCAGAATTCCTAAGTCCCGTTCTCATTCGTTCATCTTCACTTAGATTTTCAATTTCGTCCATACTATATTCTCTGATGATTTTCCCATCCTCTAAGTATATTGCTCTATCAACAATGTCTTTTAAATACCGCAACCTGTGTTCTGCAATAATAATAGTTTTTCCTAAAGATTTAAGCTTTTTTATTGTAAGCGATAGTTCTTTCATTGAC